TAAACCGAGACGTTCTGAATGTTGCACCGTTTTACCGTCAATAATTGAACTGCCTAAAAACCAATCCCAAATTATGCGGGCTTGCGTTTCGTCTCGATATTGGGCGTCTAATGCGGCCCCGGTGGCGTGTACGGATAGTTGCGGCGGTTGTGAGTCGTTACGCATATTGCGATTTGCGTAGGTGCCTAGCGATTTTGTGGCCCATCGTCGTGACATTAAATCGAGCAGTTTTAGTATGCCCGGTGTTGCTTTACCGCCGTCGTATGCGGGGTAATAGGGGTACGGGCGGTTGCTCATGGTGTCGGCGGTGGTGGTTGTTTATCTTTGAGGCCGTTACCAGCTAGCAAGCCAATAAGGCCGCCCGAAAGTGTAAGCAACATAGACGAAAGGACCGATATTTGGGCGGCGTCTAATTCGGCCATTTTTTCGGGTTGCGTAACAAATAGCAAACCGTACAAAATTGTAAATACCGAGCCGACAAACGAAAGCGTTAGGCCTATTGCCACAATCATTACGATTCGGGCTTTTATTTCTTCGTTGCTGTGTCTGTTGTCAGGTTTCATCGGCATTTGCCACCTTCTGCGTAGCGGGGTGCTGTTGTTGTTTCGGTTGTTGTTTCGGTTATTGCGCTTAGTGCTTTGTTTTTAGTTGGCGCGCAATGTAGACGCTCTCGATCGGCGCATGCTGTTAGCGATGCTAAAAACACCAATAAAACTAGGCTTTTTCTCATGTTGGTACCTCGGGAAAATTTGCAATTTCGGACGGTTGCCACGTTGCGGGGAAGTCGCGCAAGGCTTGACGATAAGCGGCCCATGCGGTTTTATCTGTGGGCGCGTCGCTGTGCATTGTCCAATCGGATTGTGCCAAAAGGATATTTCGTTGGTGTTTCATTCGCGCCGTAAGAATGTCGGGGTTATCTGTTTCGTTTAGTCCCATTTGGTTTAGGTTCATGCTGCCTCGTAGATAAAAAAGAACGAATAATTATAGTTGCCGGGGGCCGTGTTGGTGTTGTTGTAAAAAAGAATTTGGCCTACGGTTGTTGAAGAACTAATTACGGAAAAAGTGTTGCCAGTAATGTTGGCTTCACGACCTGATCCAAGCCCGTAAGGGTTGCCGAATTTTGCTGTAATTGGTAAGTCAAATAACACGTTTCCACTTGCGGTGCCTGAACTAACAATGTCAAGTTGGGCCGAGCCATAAACCAGTTTTCCTATTCGGCCGTATCGGGCCGAAACTTGGTTAGCTATAAACCAAACGCCGCCGCTAGGGCGAAAGTTTGGCGTAAAAGTTTCGTATACCGCGCCGATGCTGTTCATGGTGGCAGCCGTCAATACCTGCCCCGTGGTTAGACCGCCTGTGTATTGAGTTGCCATAGTTAATATCCTAATCTGTTGTTGTCAAGCTCGCCGAACACCGGGATACCTAAACGTAAATAAGCGTTTAGATCAGCGCCCGACACGTAGTAAGTAAACGACGCGCCAGCAGGGCTAGCCGACATAGAAACGCCCTCGATTAAGCAAGTAAACACGGTGCCGCGAAATGTTACGTTTACTTGTGTCCCCACAAAACTGTTAAAGTTTGGGCCGTTGTTCATGCCGTCAAGCTGAAATACGGCTTGTGATTCGGCGCTACACGTGAAACTACTAATAGCAAAACTAGCTGCACCAAAATTGCCTAGTAGGTAGTTGGCAAAGTCTGTAGCGTTGCCGGTGCTGGCGCTTAATGTGTTTACTTGGTATGTCCTAAACGGGGCGCTAGCGCCCGCTTGCGTCACGGTAACAGCTGCGAAATCTTGCGGATCTACCGCGACTTGTGTGTAATAGTTGTCGCCTAAACTGTCAAAAGTAATGCCGTCGTACACTTGATTGTTAATGTTATTGGCCACGTCGCTAAACCCGGTTGTAGCGATGTTTACCGCAAACGGGCTAACGATTGAAACGGTGTCGGTAAATACTGTGTCGTGTAAACGGCTATTGGTGGTTAGTGCGGCTTGTGCTACCCAGTCGCCCCATGTACCACTAATTGTGGTTGGCGCTATAGCTGTGTTCGGGCCTACTTTTTCTACGGTTATGCCCGTCTCTATAGACGCCTCGACACATTGCGACTGCAAGTCTGTATAAGTTAATACGTAGTCCTCGCCTTGCATACGGCCCAATACTGCGAAACTGCCCTCTACCTCAATTAACAAATAGTCGGCATTGCCTACGCCAGCTTGAAACGGTATGCCATACACAGCGGTTACGTTGCTTATGCGGCCTAGCAACATGTCGGCATTTGGGTACGGGTAAATGCTGTTCGTGTTACGTATTCGAATTATTGTGCCGGTAACTAGATCGGCTATAGGCGACACAAAGCCCGTAGGGTAACGCAATTCGACCGTAGCGGTCGTGGCCTGAATGGCCTGTAACTGCGCTTGCCGCCCGGCGTTTATCGTGATCTGTTGCACGTTCGTAAGGTTTGTAAATGTGGTGCCGTCTGTCGAGTAGGCAACGGTGTAGGACTGCAAACCCATAGCTAAAAGATGTTGCTAGTGCGGATAGGTATTGAGCCGTTTTGTCGCATGTAGGTACGCAAGGCCTGTACTACTGCGTTAGGGTCGCCGCCGTTTACTTGAATAGTGACGTTTGTATCGCCGCCGCCAAAATCACCTAAACGGTCTAGGGGAATGATCGCCTCGCTGCCAGCCTCGCCCGCAATAATGCTGGTCGCGCGTGTGACTATGCCACCGTCGGCCATAAGGGTACCCATGCCAAAGTTGATACCGGCTAACGGGTTAAAGTTGCCGCCCATTGTTGCCCCTACATCGGCCGTAAACCCGCTTGTAAGCCCGCCTACGCCTGCTGCGGTGTTTACGGTGCCTAATCGTATGGTGTAGGTATCTATCACGGCTTGTATGCCCGCTACTAGGTTTGTGCCTGCGGTTACGCCCGCTTGGTAAAACTGCTTTGCGCTGTTTACGCCTACGGTGTCTGCGATCGTTTGCACGTCGGCGGTTAGTGCGTTGGCCTCGAGAATTGCCCCGGCGCTGCCTAGTAGTTCCTGCGCTATGGCGGTGCCGCCGTCTACGCCAGCTGCCAACACTTGCTGTAGGGCCGACTCTGAAAGCCCGGCAGCCAACAGACGATTAACTAAAACGCCAAAATCTTTAACTTTGTTGGCTTGTACCTTCAAGTTATCTAAAAAGGTTTTGGGGCTTGACTGTGCATCGTTTAGCTTTTGATTTGCGGCCGCTAAGTCTGCGTACGCCTCAGTTAAAGCTTCGGGATCTGTGCCCGCCATTGCTTTAGCTACAGCGCGTTGAGCTGCTGCCACGTTGTCGGACGCCTCGCCCACGGCTTTAATGTTGTCGGCTGCTGTCTTTTGTGCGTCTCCAAAACTAAACGACGATTTAACCGAGTCGGCTACCGATTGCGAAAACGCCTCAAATTTTGCAGTAGCGGTATCGAGTACGGCGTTAGCTTCGGTTAGGGCTGTAGCCATTTGTTCACGTAGCGCGTCTTTAAGTTTTACTATCTGTTCGGCTAAAGCTTTAGCAGCTGCTTTTGCTTTATTGTTGCTGGCGGTTGCTTTATCTTGCGCCACCTTTTGTTTGTCTGTCTGATTTATAACCGTGGTGGTTACGGGAATTAGTGACCGTTGCGATTCTTCAAACGCGCGTACGCTCGACGTGTTGCGCTTCATTGCGTCGGTTTGTGCTTTAGACGCGTTACCGATTGTTGTTTTAAGTTTGTACGCCAGCGTGGCTATAGCCGCAATACCGACTAAAGCGGTAGCAATACCTATACCGGTAGCAATTTGTACGGCAAAATAAGACGAGGCTAAACCTGTGTTAATGGCAGTAGTGATAACGGCGGCGGCGTTCCATACGGCCATAGCGCCCGATGTAAGCACTACTGCCGTGGCAATACCACCTAGTGCGATACCGACGGCCAGTATGTACCCGGTGTTGTCTTGCGCCCATCGTCCAATTTTGATTAGGAACGGTAACAAAACGTCAATAACGGGCAGCAGTTTTAGGCCAATGCCTTCGACCGTTTCGTTGATAGAAATTTTAAGTTTCTTAAACCCACCGGCAGCGGTGTTAGCGGCTTCCTCGCTGGCCCCGCCAAAGTTTGTTTTAAGTACTTTAAGTACGTCGGAAAAATCGCCGCCGCCTTTTATTAGCGCGGCTATTTCAGGGCTTAACGATTTAAGGCCTTTAGTATTTCCCGCGTACCCACGCGCTAACGCGTTTGTAGTAGTGGCCAAATCCTTACCAGTTGCCGCCGATAGGTCTAATCCGACGGCTAGCAATTCTTGCGCCTTGCCTAGATCCTTTGTGCCTAATAAAAGTGCGGATAGTGCCGGACGCAAATCGTCATCGGCGACGGCCGACGCCCGAGACATTTGGTCTATGTACGCTTCCGTGGCCGCTATGGTTGCGTCGGTTGCGCCTGTAGTGCGCTCAAGTGTGCCCGCTAGTTTTACTTGTGCGGCCTGATCCTCTATAGCTGCTTTACTGGCCATAACAGCTACGCCCGCTAATGCTGCAATAGCTGCGGCGGCGGGTACGGTCGCTTTTTTAATTGCGAACGCGCTTTTTTCGGAATTGGTTTTAAGGCTCTTAAATTCGCGGGCGGCCTTATCGAAACCTTTAGTGTCAAGGCTCGAGAGAATTGGAATATTTAAGGCCATTAGCGATTTACTATCTTTAGGTTTCGATTCATTTTGACAGATACCCGGTCAATTATTTTGGATAGTTCGCCTTCTACTGCTGGCATGACCGCAACTAC